GATCTGCTTGTTCCAATCGGTGTGCTTGATACCGGCAACCGAGCCCTTGGGGAAGATGCCGGTCATGCAGCCTTCGCCGGTGGTCAGGAGCCACATGCTGGTGTTGGCCGAAGCAGTGCCGCCGCCATCCAGGACGTTCAGCGCCGAAGCGGCAACAGCCTGCTGGATGGTGGCGTAGCGCGGAGCGAACCCATTGAACTGGGTCATGTCCGTCGCGGTATTGCCGTAGAAGAAGAGCTGGCCGAACTTCTGGCTCATGGCCTCGAAGTAGGCGCGCGACTTCATAAAGCGGTAGGCGCCAACATCGGCTTCCAGTTCCGCCAGTTTGCAGTCGACCTCGTTCCAGGCTTCCAGGATGGCCATGGAGTCATCGAACTGGGCTTCGCGGGTGATCGACGGCACCACACCAGCACCGATCTGGCGGGTGTTGACGGTCGGCAGCACGATACGCACGCTGGTGCGATTGCCGAGCGGGAGGTTGCCTTCGCGCCACTTGAGGAAGGTGATCATCTCGTTGCTCTGATTGAGCAGTTCGACGATGGTGGCCTGCGAGCCATTGGGGTCGCGGGACTTCGCCCAATTGACGAGCGTATCGACGGTTGAACCGATGGCTGGCATGGAAGACTCCTAGGCTTATTTGTTCTTGTAGAGGTCGGGGTAGAAGCGTTGGGCGGGATGGACAGGGGCGGCAGATGCGCCGGCAGCGCTGGTTCCAGCGGCGGAATCCTCAGCGAGGCCGGCGCCCATGCGGGCCAAGAGCTTCACGAGAATGGGATGGCTGCCGAGCGGGGTGGATTCCACCTGCGCGCGCTCCTCGACCGTAAGGAACTTCTTGGCCGCGCGCTTGGCGTAATCGATGGTCTTGCTGTACTTCTCGCCGCCGAACTCTTTATCCGCCTTGAGTTCACCTTCGAACTTGTCGTAGCTGGCGATATACTCGGACTTCTGCTTGGCCAACACCTTGTCCTGGTGCTCCACCAGCGCCTGCGCGGCTTCCAGCGGCAGATTCTTGGCCTTGGCGAACTCGGCCACAGCCTTGACATCGTCAGCGGTCAGGGCCGATTTCTCGGGGGCCTTCAGCGTGGAGTAGTCGATGACGGCCGGAACTTCAGCTTTCGGAGCCTCGGACTTGGTCGCTTCAGCTTTGGCCGGCTCGGCATCCGACAGGACCGTACGCTTGGCCGTGGCGTCGATAGGCGCAGTCTCAACGGCTTTGACCGGAGTCACCTCGGCAACGGGTTTGACCACCTCTGGGATAGTGGCTTGAACCGGAATGGCAGTCGCAGTGGACTTCGCCTCAACCACGGGCGCGGCGGGAGTTGCAACTGGAGTTTCAGCTACTGCGGTGGTCATGGCTGGCATAGTGGTTATGGCTGCTCAAAAAGTCAACAGGCAATCAATTATTGAACAGCGAGCGACGAGGCTTTGACCTCGGCTCGGGCCATATCGTCAGCCTGTTGCTGGATGCGCTCAGCCTGGATGGTCAGGTAGGCGTTCGGGGCCAGGGCGCCAAGGCGCGCAATGAGCTGAAGCCCGATGTTCCTGGAGCCTTCGCTGAGATAGACCAAATGGGGATTATCCGCGACACTTGAGCGGTAAACACCACACATGCTGAGGATGCTATCGATGAAGCGACGACCCTGCGAAGCGCTCAGAACCCACGCCAAGTCCTGTCTCAAGCGTTCCGCCTGGAGCTCGGTCAGCAGCTCAGCCGCTGTTGCACGTGGAACATCAGCAGCGTTGAGTGACACACTTCCGCCAATAAAGCTGTCCTCTTTCACAGGCCGCCCTGCCCAGCGCTGCCGAGGAGGCGACTCAATGCGCTATCGCTGCGTAGGTCCGTCTGGCTCAAGGTCTGTGCAGCGCCGGAGAGGTTCTTGGCCTGCTCAGCCATCGCTGCCTGCTGTTGCTGCTTGGCCCGCTGCTCGCGGATCGCGGCACGGTCTTCAGGGCTGCGGATCATGGTCTGGGGAACGCTCAGGAGGTCAGCATACTTCTCGTTCATCGCATCGCTGTCGATGATATCGAGAGCGGACGGATTGATGGCGGCCTGGTTGCCGATGAAGGCCATGAGCTGGTTGATATTCCCAATCTCGCTCAGCTTCTGCACCTGGCTGAGGATGCTGGCGAACTCCACCTTGAATGGCTTCTTGCTTAGGACTTCCGGCATCGGCGGCAGCTTGCCACGACGATAGAGGATGTTGAAGAAGCGCAGGACAAGCGGGCGCAACACTTCATCGTTGTTGCGTTCCAACACCGGTCCAAGGACCTGCATCTTCTCCTCTTGCCTGGCACGAATCTCCTCCGCCGTGACCTCGCGGCGATCGCTGCCAGAGATCATCAGGAAGAGATCGGTGTACAGGGCCGAGCGGATGCGTTGCTGGGTCTCCTTGATGTCCTGTTGTGCCCACTGGAGGTCGTAGTTGATCTGGAATGCAGGCTTGAAGCCTGGCGATCCATCGCGCGTATCGGCAAAGGTCACGTCGCCAGGAAGGATACTCAGCTTGCTCCCCATCAGCGCCGAACTGGCGACCATGGGCGGATTGACCTGCTTGTCTATCGCCTGCTGCTTTCGCTTCTGCTGGAGCTGGAGCGCCATGGTGTCGCCGAGGCAATCCATGCCGGGGCTGTTGCCATAGAAGTCTTCGCCCGTCACATCCCAGCGGCCGGCAATGACCGGGAACTCCTCAAAGCCAGACTTTTGGAGCAGGCCCTGTTGGCTATTGTAGGTATTCAGCTCGTAGTACACGCTGAGCCACGGCAGTTCGCTCGACTTGGTGCGCCGCTCGAAGTACGTATTTTTGTGCACGACATGCACAATCGGCCACCACTGTTCCTTGGAACCGCCGGAGTTGTTATCGAAATAGTTCTTGATGGCGCTGGACACATTGTCATAGCCGAAACGGTCGACCATCTGACGCGCCGTCATGTTCAGGATGCGCATGCAGAAATCGACGCGCAGGCTACTGTCGCCGCTCAGGTAGTAGGAACCGATGGGATAGGGATAGCAGCGCGCATCGTCCTTCTCATCCTCCAGGACCAGGAAGGCGGTCGTGCCATACAATCCCTCCTCGCGGTAGGCCGTGAAGAGCGTCTGATAGCAGTTGGTTTTGATCATCGTCCGAGCGATAACCTCTTCGCATGCTTCAAACCAAGCCTTCACATCGTCCTGTTCGTTCAGGTCGTCATCCTCAGCGCGCAGGAAGAACCACTTGCGGGTAGGGCTGGACATGCCGGACAGGAGACCGGCGCCCAGCGTTCGCAGGCACATGGTCGCGGTGTTGTCGATGAGGCTAAAGTCCTTGCGCGTGCCATTGTCCACACCCTCATAATTGAATCGCGGGCTGCGCGGAAGCATGAAGCGGGCGAGATCCTTCCAGTGCTCGGTCCAGGTTCCGCGCTCATTGCTCAGCCAGCTCCGCAATGACTCGTAGTAATTGCGGAGGCCGATGTCATTGCCCTCCTTCAGCTGCGATTCGAGCGATGTGATCACTTATTGCCCCAGCAGAGACTTGCGCGGAGTGAGAGTATCGGCGCCGATCTGACTGCGCTTCTCGGGATCGCTGACCAGCGTGCCGCCAGCTGTCTGGGCCTGGCGCAGCGCATTGGCTTGAGTCTGGTCGAAGCTGGCCACTTCGGGCTGGGCCGGGGCCTGCGCATCGGTCAGCGCAGGGGTCTTGGGACCTTTGGCCATTTGGGCATTGCCGGCCTGGTAGGCGGCAACGGCGAGGGTTACGGCGGTGGAGGCGGCGGCCATGTTAGACATCCACTTCTGCGGGTGCGTATTGGGGCTTCCAGGTGCGGTTACAGATGATCTTTGAAACTGCGCTGGGCTGAACTCCATAAAGAGAAGCAATGTCCTTTGTTCCTAAAATCGTCAGCTTACTGAGCAGTCGGATTTCGCGCACCTTATCCCAGTTCAACGAGGCATTGCCGTGGTGTTCTCCGCGCATTGTAACCGTTCGTCCCTTATCGCCGCGATCGTCCACGTTGTCCTGATCTGTTCCAAGAAATAAGTGATCCGGATTTACACATTGGCGAACATCGCATCGATGGCAGGCATGTAGGCCATTAGGGATGGGACGCCCATTGGAAAGCTCCCAGGAGTAGCGGTGTGCTCTGACCGTTCTTCCAGAAACACGAAACTGCCCATAGCCAGCCTGATCAAGGACAGCGGTCCAAAGCCAGCAAGAGTCGGTCTTGTTGACCTTATTCCAGAATCTTACGGATGGCGGCAGATGAAGTCCGGTCATTAGTTCAGCTTTCTCGCCATGATCTTGTCTACATCGACATAGCCCATGCGCGCGAGTAAAGGTGAGTGATCGTGATCAAATTTCACATGTCTATAAACCAAGCTGACACCCTCGGCCATTAGTGATTCATCAATGTGCCGAAGGAAACGCCAGCCGATGCCGGTTTTCCGATATTCGGGAGCCACATAGAGCACGTCTTCGTGAGCCTGTAGGCTGCTGGTATAGTGTGGATTCTCCTTCACCACGCAGGCACAATACCCAATAATGGCCCCATCCAGACGAACGGTCCACAGCCGCAAGAACCCGTTCTCGTCCATGCGCTCATAGGCCGCCTTATCGATGCCTAGGGGAATCTCCTTGAACTTAGAGATCTCCTGCCGGTGCCTCTCGCACAGCGGCTCAAGCTCAGCCCAAAGGTCAGCCGGTCTCTCGCGCTGGAAGATGGGAGCGTCCATGGCCAGGAGCATGACTGCTCAATTTTTACACACAAGCACTTGTATTGAGCAGGGTCGTGGGCTAGGGTTCGGGCCAACCCCCAAGGAAGAAACCATGTCTGGCAATACTGCTACTCCACGAATCATCCTCGCGTCCAACATAACCACAGTCACCACCGGGCTAGTGGTTGGCCTACAGGGCGACCTGCTCCAGTTCGGCCAGGCAACCCAGAAGAGTCTGATCGACATTCCGATCAGCGTTAATGTGGTGAATCGAAACGCGTCCAGCACTGCGACCGTGCTCTTCCAAACCTCGCCTGACAACAGCGCCTGGACCACACGGGCAACCCTGACCTTCACTAGCAGCACCACGCCGCAGACCCGCAAGGGGTTCGTGGGCACGCTCAAGGCCCCGTACTGCCGCATCAATGTCACTGCCATCAGCGGCGCTGCCATTGATTCCGTGTTGACCGTCGGTACGAACTGAGCCTCTCCGGCAACGGCAAACCCTTAGCCGAGAAGATGCGCCCGTAATGGGCTGGCCTGATCAGACAGCATTGGGCGGACAATCCAATCGCATCGCACCAATCCCCGGCCTAATCGTCGGGGATTGGTGTTATTTCAGCGCATCAAACGGATTGTACTCGCTCTGCGCCTGCATCTGAGCCGGGTGTCCGCCCGCATTCATGACCGATTGCTTGACGATGGGATACGCCATGGTCAAAAACAGCGCGTCGGCATCATCGGGAGAGGCGAGACCGCGTTTTTTCATGTCGCTCTTCTTCTCCAGCACGATCTCATTCTGCGCGTTGTAGCCATATTCGCGGCCTTCCAGCTGCGCCAATAGCTCGCGGTCAGTCTCAGCAATGCCACCGCCAGTGCGTAGCCATTCCCTGCCACGCGCCCAGCACTCCGCGCCCTTGTTTGCCACCAACTCGCCATTCACAGGCGTATCGCTCTTGGCGCCGTTATTCACCCCTATGCACTTGTATCCAAGTTGCCGCAGGCGATCAACCACGCCACCGCCCACGCCGGTCTCATCCACAAATACCGCATCGCAGCCCCATCCAACGCGCGTCAGCTCCGCAATCTGCGAAGTGACATGGCCTACCAACTGCATGGTATCAACACCATGAAAGCGCTTGGGGGCGATGGTTCGAGCATCCTTCCCACGCCGCACCCTGATAACGCTGTGGTCATCGCCAAAGCGTGCCACATCCACGCCGATCACCGTCACATCGTAAGCGCTGTATTCCAGACGAGCGCGAGTAGCGTTGGCTACATCCTCGCTGCTGATGAACTGGAGGCTGCCAGAGCGCGGGAACTGGCCCTTGATGCGTACGCGCACGCGGTCTGAATCCTCGCCGTAGGTCGCCACCTCCTCGGCAAGCTCCTTGAGGTTCACACCTTCAACGGTGCGGCTATCGATCTGGCGATTCTTCCAGCGATGAGACTGGGAGCCAAAGCACTCACGGAAGGCACCGGTGTTGCGCGTGCCGTTGCCGAACACAGGCCAAATGATTTCAGTATTGGCGTCAGACAGAGCACCAGAGGTAACTTCCCACACCTTGTCATGGATCGCGCTGGCCTCGTCCATCACGATCAGCAGGCGCTTGCCCTCATTGTGAAGACCAGCGAAGGCTTCGGTATTGTTCTCGGTCCAGGTCAGCCCATCGGCTCGCCACGTGCCTTCGTGCTTTGGTGATAGGCTGTGAATACTGGTGCCATTCAGCTTCCACCAATGGGAGTTGATGAGCATCCGATGCCACTTGGCCAGTTCTGGCCAGAGCTTCGTCCTCAGCTGCGGTTCCGTATTGGCCGTGATGACAACCTTGGTATCGCGCTTCGTGCTCAGCGCCCAGAAGGTCAAGAAGGCGATCAGGGCAGATTTACCAATGCCGTGACCGGAACAGGTGGCAAGGCGGATAGGGGTATGCGGATTGGCCTTGAGCGTTTCGCCAAGGTCAGCCAGATACTCACGTTGCCATGTACGGGGACCGGTATGCGCTGACAGATCGCCAGACTTTTCACCCCACGGGAACGCGAACAGGACAAATCCCAATGGATCGTGCTTGAACTTGGCTATCTGGGCAATGAGTGCATCCTGTGGATCAGTCACGGGAGGCGCTTCTGTGCCTCGGCCAGGCGCTCGGCTAGGCCATCAAGCCCCTTGTGCTCAACCTCTTGCCGCTGAACACCATAGACCTTGGGGCGCAGATGGGCAGCTCGCCATTTTAGGGCGTCGATCTTGAGCCGGCGGTGTTGGACTTCGCCCGTGTCCACTTGTTCCTTCGTGCCTCCGTCCTCGCCGCCCATGCGGATGATGACGCGCTCGGGGGCGGCAGTCGCGGCCTCCATAATCATGGCGTCCATCAGTTCGCCTTGAGCTTCGCGCGCGCGCGCGTATTGGTCGGCAAAGACCTTGTCCTTGGCCAGCCAATCGAACACCGTAGATGGGTGCGGCATTCCTGGCTTGTCACAAACCCTTGGCAGGCATTCACCGGCAGCGATCCCATCGCAAATGGCAGCCGCAATCTCCTCCGTAAACATCGACGGCCGGCCAATTTTCGCAGGCGGCTTGTCCTTGGGCTTTTCGGTCTTTGCCATACCACCAGCCTAACCTTAGTCAGCCTTTGTCAAAGCATGACATTTCATTAGGCAAACGCCGTTTCCGTTGATTTCTAGACAAGGTGATCTGAACCCGAGGAAGCGTCTTCTGCGGTTCATGAAGACAGCCCCGCTACATATGAACGGTTCCTTGTGTCCACCAGCCTACAACACAGCCCCTCATCAGCCCCATACCTCCACGAGCCGTGCATATGGCCATTCATCCAAATCTGAGCCGCTCTCGTTAGGGCCAATCCCACTCATCCCAATAAACTAGGGGAATTACATACTTGACTTGTCGGCAAGTCATCTACCATGCTGGTCATAAGGAACAGCCCATGTACATTACCAACGACCAGCGCAGCTCGGATTACTGGTACCTTCATCGTGCCGAACTGGGAATCGGCATGATCTTTCGCACGCGCGACTGCGGCATCGTGATGCTGGCGGGCTACGTGCCAGGGGACGGAACGCTTATGTACGTGGCGGACCGTTACGACGGCAAGTGGTGCTACCAGGACTCCAAGGCAGAACCGAGCGACTTGGTGGGCGAACCGCTGACCGAGGAAACCCTCGCCGCTCTGGGTCACTAGCGCTATGCGAGTTCTAGTGGCATGTGAGTATTCTGGGCGCGTCAGGTCGGCATTCGCCGCTGCCGGGCATGAGGCTTGGTCTTGTGACCTATTGCCATCCGAGGATAGATCGGATCGGCATATCCAAGGTGATGTTAGGCCTGTCCTCGCCCGTGGCTGGGATTTGGTGATCGCCCACCCGCCCTGCACGTATTTAGCCGTGAGCGGGTTACATTGGAATGGCAGAATCCCCGGGCGTGCGGAAAAGGCGGGAGAAGCGAAAGATTTTTTCCTCTCCTTCACTCGCTTGGCATGCCCCTGGGCGATAGAGAATCCAATTGGCTGCATGTCATCCGAATACCGCAAGCCAGACCAAATCATCCAACCGTGGCAGTTCGGGCACGATGCGAGCAAGAAGACTTGCCTGTGGCTGCACAGACTGCCGACGCTCAGGCCCACATCAGAGATTTCCCCTCGCTTAGTCGCCGGGAAAAAGCGCTGGGCGAACCAAGACGATGCTGGCCAGAACGTGGTAAGGGACGAAAATGGCGACATAGTTGGCTGGAATGACAAGCGGATATGGAAAATCCGCAGCCGCACATACCAAGGCATCGCAGACGCGATGGCAGCACAATGGGGTTCCGCGTGAAAGTCCAAGTCCTTACCCTGATAGACGTTTACACTCGGTTCCCCGAGGCTGAACATGCTCGCATCTACCTGGAGGATCGCCGCTGGCCGACAGGTACCGTCTGCCCGCACTGCAACAAGCCTGAGCGCGTCACGCCGCGTCCCCAGGGATATTACCGTTGCCTGGAGTGCGCCGAGACGTTCACCGTCCGCACCGGCACCGTTTTCGAGCGCAGTCATGTACCACTCAATAAGTGGCTGTACGCCATGTACTTCCTGGTGACGGCCCGCAAGGGCATCAGCAGTCTGCAACTGAGCAAGGAGATCGGCATCACGCAGAAATCGGCGTGGTTCCTGCTCCAACGGCTGCGCGAGGCGTGCGGCTCGGATCTGGAACAATTGCAGGGCATAGTGGAAATTGATGAGGCGTACGTTGGTGGCGAGGAGCAGGCCAAACACGCCAACAAGCGGCTGAACGCGGGGCGTGGCTCTGTGGGCAAAACTGCCGTCATCGGACTGCGTGAGCGCGGCGGGCGCACGGTGGCTAAAGTCGTCAGCAAGACTGACGCCAAGACCATAGACGGTATCGTGGCCGATCACATCAAGGTCGGTACCAAACTGCACACCGATGGTGCTAGCGTCTACAAGAGTGCCGAGCGCATGGGCTTCCAGCGGGAGTCGGTCTGCCACAGCGCTGGCGAGTACGTGCGCGGCGACGTGCACACCAACGGCATTGAGTCCGTCTGGGCCGTGCTCAAGCGCGGCCTGCATGGCGTCTATCACCACGCCAGCCCCAAGCACCTGAACCGCTACGTGCAGGAGTTCACTTTCCGCCTCAACGCTGGTAACGTCAGCCGTTCGACCATGGAACGCCTGGACAGCTTCGTGGCTGGCACCCTGGGCAAGCGCCTCACCTACAAGGAGTTGATTCGTGACAAAACCCAAGACGCAACTTGATGCCATCGTGGACACCGTGTTCGCGTACCGCCCGAAGGCGGCACCCAAGAAGCGGAAGGCCAAGGGGAAGCGGAAGTAGTTCACGCGGACTCCGCTTCGACGCTGGCCAGCCCCATGCAGTTGCAGGTGCTACGCCACTCCCTGAACGACTCTCCGGCGAGGTGGCGCGCCTTGAGTTCGTAGAGCGTCAGCGAGCGCCGAGCACCACCGCCACGCCGGTCGTTGAGGATGGAAAAGTCTTTGCCGGTTTCGGCCTGCCAGCGTGCCTCCTGGGCGGCGTAGTGCTCGAAACGCTCTGGGTCGTCCTGGAGCAGCCCAACCCACTGCGCGTGGCCAGCCAGGATGCAGGCTCCGGCGCAGTTGTTGTGGCGGTGCCCGCGCTGGTATAGCTCCGGGGTCGATAGCCCGAGGCGGCCCAACTCCTCCACCTCCTCGCACTTCGTCAGGTGTTTGGGCCACGTCAGGGGGTAGATCACCGTCCAGGGGGCAACACGCGCCGACATCCGCTCCATGCGCTCCGGTTCCATCCAATCCATGCCAGCAACCAGCGTGCAGTTGTCGGTCGTGTAGTTGGCGTCCCGGTAGGCGTCGAGTGGCTTGTGTTTCAGTTCGACGGCAGCCTTACAGCCGCCCAGGCCGACCTTGAACACCCGCGTCTGGAAGAACACGTCCCACACGTCACGGCCATCCGTCAGGCGTTTGATCGGAACGCCGAAGACGCGCTCCATGTCGTCCAGCAGGCGGTAGAGCGAAGGATGCTCGCTCCGTGTATCTGCGAACACCGCGTCCACATTTTCCCTGCCGAACCGTTCGATGGTTCGCGCCATGGCAATCGCGCTGCCGCTGCCGCCCGAGACATTGACTAGGTACCTCATTTGTTCACTTTCTCGACAAGGGAGTCATGTATGTAATTCCCTTTCAATTGCCCAATCTCCCCCATCGCCTCATCCCTCTGCCTGATGGCTTCATCCCTCTGCGCAATGAACTTCTCACAGAGCAGATTGGCGGCCAAGAACTTCTCGGTCATGCTGTTCCTATTCTCGGTCAGCTTCCGGATATCACCGGCTGTATATGCCAGCAGATCACAGAACGCTGGACGTTTCGGGCCATCGCCATCCGGATGAAGGAGCTTGTTCCACTCGTCTCGTATCCACTCACTCTGATGAGTCGCCTCCTCCAATTCCCGCCTAGACGCATCGCGCTCGGCCAATGCTCGCTCGGTAGCCACATAACGATCTCCCGTGAACTGATCTCCAAGGTACTTGGCTCGGTCGATCAGATGGCCGTTGTTGTTCGGCTCCGAGCGGGCATTGCACCCTAGCCCTCTAGCAATCGCCCAGACGAGGCTATGCAGCCCGCTGCACTCGGCCCTCACGCGATCCAATTCCCGCCTAACGCGGTCGAAGTCGGAGGCTGCAACCAGTTCACGAAGCAGGGCAATGGCCTTCCTTGCCCACACACGATCATGCTCCTTGACCGATTCAGGGAGCACGCTGTAGGGAACCATGAAGCCGGCCCAGCGGTCGCGGCGTGCTTGGCTGATAGGCTCTTTCTCCATCAGCGTCTTGGCCCATTCCATCCACTGCTGGTGCTCCAGGTCCGCCAGCGCCTCTAGCAACTGGGACTCCCCCTGCCCATCGGATGCGGTAGTCATGGCATAGCCCTCACGAATGAATCGGTGTAATCGCCAATCGGCTTCCAGAATATCACGCCCGGCTCCGACATGGCTATTTCGATCTCCTTGCTATTGCCCGTTTCGCAGAGATTCCATAGGCGCGCCACGGTGGTGTCAGCCATCCTAGCGACAGCGGCCTTGGATGGCGCGGCAACGATCTCGCGCGTCTGCCGGTGTGACGTTGGGCACTCATGGCGAAAGCTGCCCCAGCCGAATACCTTTAGCTTGCTCACGACTTGTGCTCCAGGGCGGCGAAGATGGCGAGGCGCATGCGCTCATCAAAGGAAGGAATCTTGCTGGTCTTGCGGTAGGTGTCGACGGCTACGCGAACCATCTCCTCCGTCACCACCACCTCCCGAGGAGCGTCCAGCGGCTTCGCCCTGACCTCTTCCAGGCTGAGCCGCTTACCGCACTCGGCGCATTCAGCATGCGTTGTTTGGAATCCTGACGGTCCAGCGTTGCCCATCATGCGGACGATGAAGTGATCGCACGGCAGCGGCGACGCCGGATCGGGAGCGGTTGGGTTGGTCATGGTTCGCTCCTCAATGCCACGCGGGCAATAGCTACAGCGCATCCGTCTTCATGGTCATCGCCCCTACAGGCACACCCACCACCCTCGATCTCCTCCAACGCCCTCACCAACGCCTCACGGTCTTGGAGGTGGTCTTCGTATTTGACCCAATCGCCAAGGCTGAACTCGGACATAGCGCCATAGTCGTCGTTGTCGTACCGCTGAATTGGCCGGACGGTGTTCACGTCTATTCCCCTTCCTGCTTGGTTGTGATTGGGGCGAGGGCTTTTCTCGGCTCGTCATGGATCCGTCCGCCGAAAGCACGCACACCATCGATGTCGCCTTGATTGGCCGGCCGCACATCAGGATACTCAAGGCGGTTGAATACCTCGCGTCCGCGACGGGATGCGGCCCCT